CCGCCGTAGATGCCCTGTCCGACAATGCTCGTCTTGGTCCCGAAGAGCGCGTTGACGATGCTGCCGAGCACCTTGCCAAGACCGCCGAGCAGTTTGGCGCCAAGGAACCCGATTGCCGCACCAATGGGTCCGGCAATGGCCATGCCGATGCCTGCACCGATCAGCGATCCGGTCTTGGAACCCACGAAGTTCGAAACACTGGTCAGCACAGAGTTGGTTGCACCCAGCAGGCCTGTCAGCTTCGTGCCGGTCTGGACCCCGGCGGCCGACGCTTCGATCCCGCCAGTGCGAATGATGAGGTTGGTGAGCCCGCCAATGTTGGCCTCGATATTCTTCAAGGCGGCAAGCATGGCAGCGGAATAGCGCATGGTGAGCGTGTCGACCTCGCGCAGATGATCAATGGCATTTGCGATGCTTTCGGACTTCGCGCTGGCATCGCCAAACACCGTGCCGATCCCTTCATTGGCTGCCGGCAGTTTTTGCGAACCACCAAACGCGCCGCCGATCGCAATACCCAGCGAGGCGATGACGCCCGCCGTAATGGCGCCGGCGGCAATGTTGAGCGGGAACGGCAACGAGCGGATGGCGTTCACCACTGCTTCGACCGCCTTGATACCAGTCGTGATGATCGAGTTGCCCTGTTCGACCCCGGCACGCGCCGTGTCGGAAGCAGCCATGGCGGTGTCGCTGGTCACTTTGGCTGCGGTCTGCGCGCCAATGAGGCCGATCTTCACCGCTGCATTCTTGATCGCGATCGCGAGCTCGAAGGTGCGGAACACCTTTTCGGCGGCGAGCATCGCCTTGTAGCCGCCAGAGCCTTCCTTGAAGAACCCCTTCGCAGCGGAGGCAAGGTTGCCATAGTGATTGATCTCGGCCGAGGCCTGTGCGGTGCGCGCGTCGGCATACTGGAAAGAGGTCTTGCCGTATTCGCGTTCGGCATCGGCGACGCGCTTGGCGGCCGCCGCCTGCTCGGAGGCAAAGCGGGTGATCTCGACCGTGATACTGCCGATCGCGCCGCCGACCGAGCCAAAGGCATCGGCCATGCCGCGGGCAGCTGCTTCCGTTGCCGAGACCATGTCCTCGAGGCTCTTGAGGTAGTCCTCTTGGCCTTTCTGCGCGTAATCCGCCTCGATGAGCGCTGTCTTGGCTGTCCGATATCGCTCCCAGGCAGCGGCCCCGCGTTCGAGGACGATCTGCTCTTTTTCGGCTTCGAGATTGGCGAGCGCCTGCGCCTTGGTTGACTTGCCCAGCATCGCGACCTGCAGTTCGAGCGGGGCGACGGTGTTGCGGACGAAATCCTTCTCGGCCTGCGCCCTGGTTGCCTGTTCCCATGCTTCACCAGCCTGAAGGATAGCGAGGCGCGCTTCATCAGTCGGCGCCTTGAGGGCAGCCATTGCGACTTCCATACGCTTGATCTCGATCGAGGTCTTCCCGATCTTGGCGGTCTCGATCTCGAGATTGCGAGCAAAGTCTTGGGCTGCCTTGAGCGCCTTTTCCGCTTCGGTCGTCTTGGGGCCCTTGGCGGCCTTGTCGGTCTTGTCGCCGCGGATTTCCTCGGCCTTCGCAGCAAGCCGGGCTTTGGCAGCCGCAATGCTGTTCTCGCGCCACTTGGCCGAGAAGCTGTCCATCATCGACATGGCATCGCCAAAGGCTGAGGCAAATTCGCCGCGCACCTGGGCGCCCATTCGCGCGGTGGAACCAGCAAAACTGTTCTCCATGCGTGGCAGAGCAACGTTCTCGATCCGCGAGATCGAGGAGAGCCCGACCCGGTCGAGCAACGGGTTCACCCGGTCGACCAGCCAATTGATCGCGGCGATCGCCTTGTTGGCCATGAACTCGACGCCGCTGATCGTAAGATTGGCGGCGCCTACAGCGGCCTCGCTGATCACGCCCGGCAACGACGACCAGATAATCCTGATCGCGTTGAAACCGCCGACCCAGCCCGCATAGACGAAGGCAATGGCGTATTTGCCGACCGTCATGACGGTCTCGAAGGCGGTCACCGCCCAGTCCTTGAGGGTCGAGAAAACCGAGCCGAGGCTGAGCCCGTCGGACACCGTCTTCCAAAGACCCTTCATGGTATCGCCAACAGTGATCCCAACCGGTCCGAGCTTCTCCATCTCCTTTTTCGTGAGACCAAGGCTCTGGGCGTATTTGTCGAGCTCGCCGGTCTGCTTCACGCTGGACTGGAACATCTTGAATGCGCCAAACGCGAGGGCAGCAGCGGCGGCTGCGGCTAGCAGATAGGGGTTGGTGAGCGCAGCTGCAGCCGAGCTTGCCGCGAGCCCCATAAGCGCCCGAGCCATGCCGCCGATCCCAACGCCGGCCTGCATTCCGATCTGCCCGATCTGGGTGCCCTGCTGCATAAACACGGTCAGAGGCTTCTGTCCGGAGAACAGACCGACGACCATGTCATTCAGCTGATAAACGAGGTTCTGGACGTGGTGGCCGGCAAGCTTGGCGGAGCCGCCCATGCGGGTGACGCCGCCACCGCCCACCGCGTTCAGCGCCTTGTCGGCCCGGGCAGCGGAATCCGCCACATCGCCCATGGCGCCGGCCACCGTGCGCTTCATGTCGGCCATCTCCTTTTGGAGACGGGCGACATTGGTGATCATCTCGATCTCGAGGGTGCCAGCCTTCATGTTGCAGGCTCCTTCGGCAGCATCATCGCCCGGAAAGCATTGGTGACCTTCCGGGAGACTTCCTCTCGGTTGAGACTGGAGGTGGCGGTCCAGGGCGGCGGACAGTCGGGTTCACGGGCCCGGGCGGTTTCTGCGACGAACTCGACCGACAAGCGGCGCAGCAGCTTGGCGATCCAAGGCGGCAGGTCATGCCCCATGCATTGCTGCCAGTGCTCAATGGAACTCCAAGTGATGGGAACTGCCCCCATCGCGCCGGGATCGGTCGGCCCCACTTCCATGAGCCAGTCGATCACCCAAGGGGTGCGGATCGGTGGAAAGTCAGGTGCAAGATCGTCAATGGCCATCCGCTGCAGCCGGGTCAGCGGCTCAGCATCAGTGTCCGGCTTCGTGTGTTTGGTGGAGCGCGGCTTGGGTGCCGTACCGAGCCAGGCCAGTTGGCGGACGTAAAGGCTCAGCTCTCGGCCGAGCTCTTCGTAAAATTTGCCCAGTCATTGATGTGAGCGGCAACCTGCGTCGCGATGAAGCCGATCGAGGGATCGGCATAGGCCTTGCGGAACAGCTCCTGGCCTTCGAGGCCGTCAGCAGGCGGATAGGTAAAGCCGTTGAAGCTGACAGTGCAGGCGGCGAGAAAATCAGCCTGTTCGGCGAGCTTTTCCTCGGCCGACTGGTCCATTTTGCCGCGCTTCTTGATCTTGTCCATCAGCTGGTTCTGCTGGCGGGCCTGCGCGCGCTGGTAGACCTTCGAGCCGGGCCCATAGACCGTGATCGAAAGGCGCTTGCCCTTGTCGTCGAAGAGCGGGGCATCGTCGCCGCCAACCAGATCCACCGTCGAGGTGTCGGTCGCGGCAAGCGTGGTGATGTCAAACATGAGATATCTCCGTCAGGGTGTCATGGATCAGGGAGCGAGAACTTCGACGATGCCCACACCGGCGGAGTTCGTGGTAAGTTCGAGGGCCACCGTGGCGGTCGTGATCTGATCAACCGATCCCACATTGACCTTGAAGCTCATCACCTGTGCCTGGAAGTAGTACTTGTCGCCGTTCTGGGTAGTGACAAGGAAGCTGTGATCGGCATCGGAGATCGAGGCGGACTTCAGCAGGATCTGGCCTGCGTCATCGGTATCGAGCCCGAGCTGGATCTGCATCGTGCCCTGGTTGAAGCTGCCCTTCTTCTTGACGACGCCGCGGCTGCCGACAGGGTTGAAGGTGACGAGATTGAACTCGCGGCCGAACTCACCAAGGTCCGACACTTCGCCAACCACGGTCATGGAAAGTGCGTTGTAGCCAGTGGCATCGAAGGTCGCAGGGGTAGAGGCCGACACCTTCAGAGTGGTGCCGGCGGAAGTCCGAACGGTCATAGTCTAGGTCCTTGTGAAGGTGAGGCCTCAACGCGCCTCGTTGAATGAGACGCGGAAGTCCTGCGTCTGCATGTGGATGCCGGTTTCCTCGTCGAGGAAATCTGGTCCGGCGGAATCGGAGTGCACGGTGACGTCGGTAAGCCCGTCGATTGCAGGCATCTGGGCGGCGGCGGCCGTGCGGATGGCGGCAAGAATGGCCTTGGTTTCAGGATAGGTGCGCGCCAGCACAGTCACCTGGACCCGCTCGGTAACCCGGCGCTTTGGGCCCGGCGC